TACCGTCAATAGCGTATTTAAAAGGAGTGGTTTCTGCACCATCTGATTTATAAGTTACATAAACTGCATACACTTTTTTAATAAGACCCGGCTCACCAAAGTCAATATCTTTTGTCACAAACTCTTGTCCAGATGATGATTTGCTTACTGGTAAAAACTTTTTAAAATCCACATCATTACTATTTTGCAATCCTAAAACTAAATTGTTATTCCAGTCTGTTATAAAATTAGTATAGGTTTCATCTTCAGAAAAAATATTAGTGTGAAATACCCAGCCATTACTATCAAAATCATATATCCAGCCTTGGTTAGAATTGGTAGTAGAGTCATTAGGGCTTCTTAACAGAATTAAAGAATTACTAATAGCATCGTATCCAATCATAACGTCTTTAACATTTCCACTACCTCTATACCAAGATTGCCAATCCACATTGGTTGAGGTGTAAGAAGCACTGCTAGTCGCTATTTTCTTTTCAATTAAGTTTGTAGCCCTATTACCATCATAAATATAACAACCATCATCAGACACCCAAGCTATACCGTACTTAGTTTTTGTAACGCTAAAACTAAAATTCACACCTGCATATTTAATAGTGTCCTCTAAATACCAACCTGCTGGACTAGGACTCGCAATATTAATTACATGAACTAAATTATTTTTAAAAGCCAGTAGTCTATCAGCATAAGACTCTAACGCTGTATACTCTCCATAGTCACCCTTAGACACGTCAATAAAGTTATGCTCTAAGAATGTATCAAATTTATTAATCTCACTATACATCAACCTATCGCCATGTTTTTGAAGTTCTATGTTTTTACCTTTTAACTTTACATTAGCAATAAAGGTTCTTCTATTAGCAATAACAGAAGACTTGTATATTTCATTTCGTCCACCAAAGGCATTAAAGTGAACATCAGGACTGTATCCATTGATAGTGTCATAAGTGTCTATATTAGGAGTTGTGGCATTTCCTGTTGCGGGCCCTGTTACATAATATCCTTTGCCACTTCGATAAGACCACCCAACATGATCTCCATCAAACGTCATCTTAATACCTTTCACAATATCTATATCAACCAATAAAGTTAAATCATTATCTGTATTAGCTAACCTTGTGTAAACCCTTGCCCCTACTAAACGAGCATTATAAGCTAAGTCTGCATACACAGATATTCTTAATGCCTTACCTCCAGCTGATGTATGGGTTCCAGCAGCTAAATCACTTCCACCGTCTCCATCTCCCATTTGAAATGGTAAAGATTCTTGATTGTTTTCATAAACAAAACTTTGATAAAACTCATAAGTACCCGCTTCCCAGTCTCCATCAGCAGTACCATCTGTAACGCCAACATTAAAACCCAACCCTCTTTCCAATATAGGACTATCTCCTTGTATACAAGCATGAGGGTCACTAGCAGATCCACTTGTGTGAACACCTGATCCATCTAGTATACCGCCATATCTTCTTTGGTAAGTAATAGTACCGCCTTGCCCGCCTGATCTTTTCGTGCAAAACAATACTTCTTTTGGAAAAGCACCTAATGCCTCCCCAATAGTAATAATTTCTCCATTGGAAGCCTGATCTAATCTTTCAAAAGCACTGGTGTTTTCAAAAGATAATTGATCTACTCTTCTTATGGTTAAGTTGTCTATATCGCCATGATGCCCAGAAGTACTAGATGACAGCTTAATAACTAAATAGCTTACGGTACTTGTAGCTGTATAAGGAACTATTAGTGTATTTCCAGCTGTGTCTCCGGCATGAGCAATAGCCCCACTTTGATTATCTGTATTAAAATTAGTAGCATGAGAACCTAAAGAAATGCTAATGTTTGATGTACCAGCTGCTAGTACATCAAAACTTACTTGGTAAGTGGCTTCCACAACAGTAGTTAGTCTAAGGGATACGGAACCTTGACTTGCTGCCCCATTAGTTAATACTCCAGTATCCGCACTCATATCAAACGTAGCTGAGTTTGCCGCTACAAAACCATCGGTGTCTATTAAAGTAGCACTACCATCTCCGTTATTGTCTTCAAAATCAAACAGGCTGTCATTGTCATTTAAAGCTCCAGCAAAAAATGTTTTTTTAGCAGCATTTAACATATTCGATAATTCACCTGTGTCAGCCCTAAACCTTAAAAGGCTAACTTCATCTTTCTTACCTCTTGCTACTCCTCTATTTTCACTGTAAAAATTAGTTGCTTGAGCTGGATCATGCTCATCTGCATTTAATGCGGTGTTACTCGTACCATTAACATCAGGAGAGTTAATGTAAGCATAAGTAAAAGAAGTCGCTATTTTAGGAGGGGCTAGTGTATTAGGATTCTCTTGCCAGCCCGCAAAGCTCAGACCATATGTACTTGCAAATTGCGTTCTTTGTATATAACCAAACCACTTTATAAAACTTGTGTTTTCCTCATTAATATTACAAACTCGTAAAGATTCATCTACAAAGTGATATATATACTTAGCATTATCTCCAGTCGCTGTAGGGTTAATCGCATTCTTAATCCATCCGTCTGCACTTGCTGGACTTATACCCTCATAATCAGTCGTGGCGTTATTTGACCAAACGTCAATAGCGTTATCACCACTTTCGCCTACGTCACCTAAAGCACATAATTTATCTCCCGGTGCTCGTATAACTTCTATAATGGGCTTTGTAGTACCAGCAGAATCTTCATCAGTTAAGATCTGTCCTTTTAAAGAATAATATACATCACCAGTACTTCCTAATGCTGTTCCATCGGTGTTGATTTCAGTAACTGTATAAACTCCATTATTATTTACAGTTCCAGATACTTTAATAGTATCGCCTACTTTAATTAGGTTTTGAACGGCAGAGTCGTCCGCAGTGTAAATAGTACTGTTGCCATTATCAGTACCACCTACTAACTTCATAAAGTTGTTTGAAGGAGTTGACATTATATCTTTGCTTTAACTTGGTAGGTCTGGTATATCTGCAGGAGTATCATCGCTACTGGCTACTCTATTAAAATTTATATTTCCATTGCCAGTACCAAGAGCTAAGTCTGTACCACTTTTAGTTTCTGTAATAGTTTGTTCAGAAGCTCCGCTATGATCTGATTCAAAATAAAAAAAACCATAACCACCAGATCCTAGTATGTTAGCCGTTCTACTAACAATGTACTCTGTTAAATCCGTAGTCCCATCAGAACCTTCTATTGCATCGTATAGCCCACCAGCACTTTTTATTTTACCTAATGAATCAATAGACATATCCTGTATATAAGAGTATTCATTGTCAGGTATATCCCTAGGGTCTTTACGATTATTCATACCTCCAGACCAATCTTTAATTGTCAAGAGTCTTTTAGGCATTACTTACTTCCAAATATCTTAGAGAAAAAACCTTTTTTAGATTTTTTTCCTTTAGATCCACCGATTTTTTTACCTTTCTTTTTTTTCTTTTTAACGTCTTCCATCATTGCGTATTGATCTAAGTGCTTACTACTAGAATCCATAGGCTCATTATTAAGAGAAGCCATTGTTAAGAGAGCTATTATTGAATGCATTATTTATACTCCTGTATTAATTGCTTTATTTTTACAAACATTTCATCGTCTTTTTTAGTAGGTGTTAATTTTACTATCTGGTCTATAAACCATATAATAGCACCTTTTGTACCGTGTTTTTTAAGTTTTCTTGCAAGATATTTATCTATTGCTTTTGATAACATACTCATTTTTTTTCTGTTCCTTTTACCATTTTCGTTAATCCCTGTATAACTACGTCCAAAAGAATATCGTCTTTGTCGCTTGGAGACATTTTCACTATCTTTTCTGCTACCATAAAAACTAATAATATCCATTCCCAATTCTCTGCTAACCATTCCATTTAAGACTCCTTTATTCTTTTTGCTTTTAAATATAAATAGTAAATATTAACTGCAAACATAATACACATTAATATTCCAGATATTATATCAGTATAATAAACAAACCCTAGACTTGTACTAATTCCACTAACTTTAACGCTATCCACGATTTCCCCCATTTAATCTTCCCGATATGTAACTAACTTTTTCACTTAAATCTCCTATTTCTCGAATTACATCTTCTCTGTGCCGTAGGCTAATTTCGTCTGATTTATTCCATCTTGAAATTAATTTTAATAAAATACTTTCCATATTGGCAATAGTTTCTGACTGACCTTTATTTTCTACTTCTAAATTTTTAAGAGACTCTTGTTGTGCTTCAGATTTCTTAGACATGGTTATTACTAAATACACAAACATAAAGCCTACTACTCCAATCATACCTGCTTCTGCGTATACTGCCATAAAATCCATTATTTCTTTTTCCTTTTTCTCCAGCTCAATGGATTAATGTTAAATTCTTTTTCATAAAATTTAAGTTTGTTTTCCATATCTGCTAGTTGTGTATCTTCTTCCAACTTATGTTTGTCAATGAGCAACCTAATTTCAGTATGAGCGTCCAATACTTCTTCTTCCAAGTCTTTAATTCTGCCTTGTAAGTCATACCAAGCGTAAGACAAACTAATAACCAATACCCCAAATTGTACCAATAGTTTCCAGTTAATAGTGATATAAGCATTGTCATCAATGATGCCAGTACGATAAGACTTAGCAGTTTTAAAATCTTCATTCACTTAATCTCCACTTTTTCATACTGGTTATGATTGTAACACCAATTATCTCCATTATGTATAAAACCATTATAGAAATGCTCAACTGAATCTTTATCAACTAC